TATTTTTGGGTTTAAAAAACCGAACGGCTAACAGCAGTCTTGCCTTATAGCCTCGTTCAGTGGTTTATTAATATTTAGTTTTCATAATTTAATTTAGTAGTAGCCGAAAATTTACGGTTTGCAAGTCGGCTACAAATCAAGGCTGCGAACCGTTATCACTCAGCTTAAACCTCGATTACGTTGAAATGTACTTCTTCGTATGTGTAGAATAAATCTTCTATTGTTGTTGGGTAATCTTTTGAGTTTTGCAAGTCAATTTCATATTGTTTAGATTCTTCATTTTCGCAAAAATCTATCATTCCTTTTTTTACTGCTTCATACTCGTTTACTGCTACTATTTTAAATAATTTTAGGTCATTCTCAAATAAAGAAAGTATTCCTACTACATAGTTTTTCATTTTGTTTTGCGTTTGAAAATCCGAAGTGATAACATACGTTAACCGCTATTCAGTCTTTAGGTTAAATTCAATTTTCGTTTTGTGTTTGTAAGTCTAGTCATAATCCGAAAGTTCAGTCCTTACTTTTCCTGAACATCGGTTAGCTTTCCCGTTATGTGCCATAATTTACAGACACCTCCTCCCGAATATTTGACAACTGTTTTATCAAGTTATCTAAGTCTTTCAAGTCAGCTAATCTTAACAAGAAAGTGTCATTAAAATGGAGTATTAAACAGTCGTCAAACTTATCTCCATCTTTGTCGTGCATATCAATGCTAAATCCTACTTCAATCATAATTTTTGAATTATTACGGCACATAACAAGGGCTTTGCGTAATAGCCCTATCAAGTGTCGTGGTTAATTTTAAGTTTCTACTAAGGGCTACTACGCAAAGCCCCAATACGTTATAGGCAAGACTACTTTAATAGTCACCGTTGCTATATTTTATAGGCACTAACATAGAAAAGTAATACTTTTATCGTTGTTAGCAAGTAGTTATGCCTCATGCTAAAGACCTCCGATACTTTTCCTTAGCATCGTAACGTAAATGGCATATTTGACACATTGCTTTTAATCTTTCGTCTGTAACATCGTGGTTTGTTTCATCGTGGTCAAGGTGTGCTATTGTTAAAATAACTTTTACTTTTTTTGGGTTTGGGATTGTTTTACCAAGTTTGCCTTCTATCGTTTTAGGATATGAATTTGCTTCATCAAAATCACGAAACCAACCAGTTGTTCTTCCTCTGTAACGAACTGCCCAAACTTCTTCTAAATGTTTAAAGTCGCAACCTTCACACTCACAAGTATTATTTGCTCTTTGCATTATTCTTGGTCTTATTTCTTTCAACCAGTTTGACGGATATTTTTTGTAATCTATTGGCATATCTTTAAATTAAATTAGTGAAAAGCACGAAGGCATAACAGCGTATAAAGTAAACCGCCAATCCCTGCCCACAAAGCCAACGCAATTGTCGGCTTCCCTTATACGCAAAACGTTATATGAAATGCCTTGCTGACGTGTTCCAATTGAAGTTCCGTGAAGAAAAAACAAAAAGAAAAAAGCCACCGCACTATAAAATATTACAATAAACTTCTTGTTCTTCATAAACATTTATTAAACGTAATTGGCTCAATAATGGGTCTAATTTCATTTTAGAATTACCGCCAGTAACGTAGTTATCATAATTGTTTTTTCTATGAAATTCAAATAATTTACTTTTGTTAGCATCTAAAACAGCTTGTGCTTTTTTTGCCATAAAACTTCCCTTTTCATAAAAATCCATATCTAAAACAAAATCTTTTAACACTTCTATAATTTTAGTTTTGCTAAAAGTATTATTTCCCCATTCAGCATTATTTACTTGCGTTCCGTTGTTTATTCCGCTTTCAATTTCAATAAAGAAGTTTTCCTCTTTACCAAAATCAACTTCATAAAAGTATGTAAGTTGCAAGGCGTTGTGTTTTTCAGTTGAGCAACTTATTTCACAGTTAAATTCTTTTTCCAGCCGTTCAATGTCAGCTTTATCGTATTGTGGATTTACATAACATAAATCTTCAATTAATTTGTCAATGTTTAAATTTTCCATCGCTTTTTTTCTTTTTGTTTTTTTGTTTAGTGTTTCAATTCAGGTTTAGTGCTAAATAAGTCGGCACTTCATATAACAGCGGTTTTGTGCTATTTGCCCCATCAACATTTGTAGTAACTTGAAACTTTGTGCAAGGGGCAAACAGACACAAAGCCGCAAAACGTTAGCAAACATTTAAGTGCATCCCGTTGAAATCGAAAGAAATCCAAAATTTAGCAATAAATAAATCAACTCCAACAATATAGCTATTCACTAAATTAGAACTCCATTTATTTACGTTTTTAAAATCTTTTTTACCAACCATCCTGCTTTTTCTAAACCAAAATCCGAAACGATAATCTCTAAAAGTTATATCCATTCTTTCTTTTGATTTTTTATCCCATTTATGTCTAAAAACAAAGGATAAATTGATTTTTAATATTTTAAGTATTTTTATCATAATTATAAATTTATAAACGATTTGCTAACATACGCTTGTAGCTATATGTTACGACTATTTTCTTTCTATTCGCATTTTATCTTGGCATACAGCTACAAGCTTTTCCGTTATAAGCCATTTTAGGACATCCAAGAACCATTCTGCTTAAAACTGATAATTTCGTTCTCATCATTAAATAAAATATCATAGGTTGTTCCAAAATGAGCGTTGTTTAAATCAAGTAAAATTTTATTTGGTTCAAGTCTTTGCATACCCATCATATTAGAAAAATTATATTTTACATTTGGGTCTTTTTCCATATACTCAATAATGGCTTTTATTTGAGTTACTGTTGGTGTTTTGTCAATTGCTGCGTAGTTAAACATAGTTATTTGTGTTTATGAGTATAAAAAACGGCTTATAACAGCACATACCCAAAAGAGGGGTTTTAGTGGTTATATGAACATTTTTGCTTCGGTTAAACATTTGAATTAATTTTAAATTTTGTGCTTCGTAATCCCCTCCTTCGGGTATCTGCAAAACGTTACCTGCAAATGCTACATTCGTGTTCTAAATAACATTTCGGTTCAAAAACATTTTAAATTTTTGCCTACGCACTTTTAATACCATTTCGTTTCAAATTCTTTTTCTATCAGTTCACTCATATTGCCTTTGTAATACTTTGCGGTTTTCTCATTATGTATTTCATAAATTCCTAAGCGTTTCGGAAACCACATCATATTAGTCCAATCAACACAAAACATCGGATTTTCTTCTTTGATTAAAAACTCTTCCTTGCTCAATATCATTGTTGTTTCGCCAAGTTTTTTGCACATAAAAAGATACTTATCGAATTTTTCTGTTATCGCCTCTAACTTTTCTTCCGTTACACAATTTTTCAAATCAGAATGGTTGTGAATAGCTTGTGTTGTTTTCATCCAATCTTTAAATATTCGTTCTCTGTCCCTGCTTAATTTTTCGCTTTCATAATTGTAGTAATGCTTTTTATCTTCCATTTCCTGTTTAAATCTAAGAATTTGAGTATCTTCTTCAAATGATACAAATTCGTTATTCACTATCCAATTCTTATCATCAATTCGAGTAATGTTGCTTTTACTTGCAGTTTCAGTCCGCAATGATTTAGCAAAAAACCATCCCATAAAACCGAAAATAATTAAAATCGTAATTGTTTCCATCGCTTAAAAATTTAAAATGTTTTTGTTTCGTATTCCAATTTAAGTTTTGTCCTAATTAACCGCATCAGCAGGTAACAAGGTATTAGCTTCATTGCCTACATTAGTGGTTTTTTGAACTTCATTGCTATTTTCCATGTTTATCGTGTTTTGAAAGTTATCTCCTGATTTTTCTTGTGCATTTATACTTAATGAAAATGCTAAAACGATTAATAAAATTACTTTTTTCATAATATTTGTTTTGAGTTTTTTAAGGACGCTCAATCCGTTAATTTTAAATACATAAATGCACTAGTGATAACATATGATAATGGCTATTTGCATAACCATTTTTCTCCGAAACAACTTCTGTAGTGGCAAACAGCCACTATCATCCGCCGTTATAGGCAAGACTACTTTAATAGTCACCGTTGCTATATTTTATAGGCACTAACATAGAAAAGTAATACTTTTATCGTTGTTAGCAAGTAGTTAGGCGTAATTATAGTTTCATCCTATACCAACACCAAGCACTCGAAAATCCCGCATCAACACCAGTAAATCTTTCCCATCCAATATCAAGCAGTAGATAATGATGTTTTTCTAACAAGTATAAATTCGAGTGCTTTATCATTTTATATCTATATCCGCTTTCAAATTTCACTCCGTACCAAATAGAATAACTACGCCTAACAAAGTATTGGCGTAATGCCTTTAGTTTTCCAATTAATCTTTTATACATATTTTTAAGTTTTTGTTTTCAATTAAACATTAGTGATGGCACTACGCCAATACTCGACTATTATAGGGCATTTTGGACAGCACTCCGAATATCTTCAACTGATTGAGTTGTGAATATACTTAATACTTCAAATTCCCAATTTTCACTTGGTTTTGGAATATGTTTTATTAAAGTTGATTGTGTTCTATGCCATTGCAAAGTTTCTTCGGGTGCTTTATAACTTGCATCTTCATAATTCCACTGTAAATCTTTAATAAAATCAGTTTTGTCAGTTGGTATTTTCTCAATCATCTGACTAATAATTTGGCAACAATTTCTCATTTTATTTGAATTAAAAACGCCCTATAACAAAGGCTAAAAATAAGCAGGGCGTATGTGCTTAATCAAGCCTGCGAGCTTCGTTTTATCATTTATGTAGGCTGAAAGGGTGTCGCTCGTTATCCCTGCCTATTCTTAGCCTCGACCGTTAGCGCTAATTGCTACCACCTCGTTCTTTCGTAGGTTAAAATACTTTCCTTTTGTTCCCAATGCTCTAAAATGTATTCCCATTGTGGAGCGTTCAAAATAAAGTTAGCTGATACGGTAAAAGCAAAGTTTTCATAGCTATTGCCATATAAAAAATCCTTTGCGTAAATTGGATAGATTATTTTGTAAAATATACCTTCCGTGCTTTTCGAGTAGTCAATTTTTTTGATAGTCATAATTTTTAGTTTTAAGTAAAATGATTTGTTTTTTGTCAAATCCAATGCTTCGGCAAAGGATAGGTAAAGAACCGAGCAATATAGATTGTTCGGTTTCTTTGTTTTTTAAAATGAAAGGCATTAATCTTCTATTTCGATTTCTTCAACTACGCAGTTTTCAAACTTTTCAGGGTCATTTTCAATTAATTGCTCTAACCATTGTTTATCATCTTCATAAGTTGGCTCCCAATTTTTATCATAAAATTTCATTTCTTGAGTGTCAAAATTTTTGTCATTTTTTGTGTTTATGATGTAAAATAAAGTTTTCATAATTTTAAGATTTAAGTAAAATGATTTGTTTTTTTTGAAATTCGCCAATTGAAAAAGAGCAACAATAATAAGAAGTAAGACAACTCCCTCTCAACCACGAACCAAAGATAACTACAAACAAATATAAAGTCCAAATATTCATTTTACTATATTTAAACAAAAATCTTGTAAATATCAATAAAATCAATACTTAACGTAAATAAAAAATTTTAGCATTTTAACACTTTTATTTAAATTCTATGTAATAATCTTACAAATCGTATGTATTAAACAAGGCGTTTTATAGCGGTTTTAAAGATGTATATCGCTTGTTTCATCAATGATAGCCTATATTCTTATTTCCTTTTATGAATGCCCCCTAATGCTTAATAACAGATTCGCCAATTAGGAAAGAGCCACAACAAAAAACAAACAATAAACACCCAAGCAAAAACAACATTTTAAAATAGCAAGCAGTGTGTTTTTTTTATTCCTTTTTTATATATCAATTAACAAATATATATATTATTTAAATTTTTATAAAAATTTTATTTGAAATACCTTATTTTAATAGGGTTTACAAGGGTTTTAGTAGTTGTTTACACCAACTTTATAGATAACCTATTAGTTTTACAAAAGCAAGTAAAACCAATACTTAGCAAGGATTTAGTTAATCATTTCGGAACTATTTCGGAACTATTTAAGCATAGATAATTATAAAGCATTATAAATCAATAAGTTAGATTATAAATAGTTAATCATAGATAGATTAACTTAGTTAAATTAACGATATTTATCACTAGGTAAATGACAAATTAGTTTAACGTAACGTATTATGTATTAGCTATTAAAAGCTAAAACATTTGAAAAGTTGAATTTGAAAAGTAACCCCGCCCATCGAAAAAAAGTGTTTTTCTTTTCATGGAAGGCGTGCATATACGGGTATAGAGCCTAAACCACCTACTTAACTCTTTAAATATTAACAACTTACAAATAATATAGCTATTTAAAATCAAGTTATATAAATAAAATAATACTGAATAAACTATAATTCAACAAGATTAATTCTATATAAAAACACTACACAATGCACAATGCTTATTTTAATACTATTTTAAAGCGTTTATTTTATAAAACTATGTGTGTATATGATTTATGTATTTTAAGGCTTTATTTGGCTTAAAATACATAAATAAAATAAATAGTAAAAAACTTGTACGTTCATTACAGCAACGTTACATTTGCATCGTATCTACATTACAGCAACGTTACAGCAACGTTACAGCAATAAATATGGCAACAAGACGAATAACGATGCTTTATGGAGAGGGAACTGTTCAAGTTAACTTTAGAATTCCTCAAAGCAAACGAACGGAAATAGAAAAAAGATTCAAGGATATTCTAAAAGAGTATGTAGATTTAAAAGTAGTTGAGGTAGAAGTAGATAAAAATCCTTCTTCATTTTCTAAAAATCATAAAGAAGTAATAAAATCTATTTCTAGTAAATTTACTGTAGAAAATACAGAACCTATTAAAGCAATAATTCCCGAAAAAGAGATTGCTATTTCAAAATCAGAAAAGGTAAAAGAATTACAGGCATTAGCGGATTCTATTAAGTCTAATAATCCAATTAGCGAATCGATGGTTAAAACTAAAATTAGTATCGATGAAGAATACGATTTTGAAGTTGTAAACATATTACCTGATTTAGATTGTCAAATCCCAATTGATAAAAAGCAAATTTCATTTTATGATAAATATGATTTGGGAATATTCTATGTTAGATGGGAAGGGAGATTTTTGAAATTCATCGATAAAAAAGAATTTGATAGGTTTTGTAAAAACAATGAAATAAAATAGAAAACTAAACAGCAATAGTGCCAAACAACTGTTATAACTCGTTTTTATGGACGTGATTAAATTATGCTCAGAAATAAAACCAAGTGCATTGAAAGTAGCAATGGGTTATCGTGGAATTTCTCAAACTGAATTGTGTAAAAACATAAAAGGATTATCGCAACCAAATTTATCTAAATTTCTAAAAGGCTACCACGGTGTGCTTTCAGAAGAAAAACTAAAACAAATTATTTAGTGATTATTTTCTTCAAAGTTGTATATAGTTACCAAAGTAAATATTAAAAACCCGATTGCAAGGTAAAATGCTAAAAAAATTATGAAACAATATATAAAAAAACCAGTAGTTATTGAAGCTACTTATGATTTAGTTGAAAATTATGTTCAACAAGTCAGTTATTGCCTAAATTTAAAAATATGATTTCAGTCTATGAAAACTATTTGCCAAAAACTATATTTTTAAATTTGCAACAATACTGTAAAAATAATAAATTTAGAATAGTACAAGCTGGAGATAAAAGTTTTTCAATGCTAGAAACTCCTAAATTCACATTAGATTATTTGCAAATTCAAGGATATAATATAATATTTTCATTTATTAGGTCTGCTTATAAAGGTTTTGATGATGATTTGCGAATTCATTCAGATGGAATTATAATGAATAAAAAAACAGATTTAGCATCTGTTTTATATATTAATGAACCCGATGGAGTAACACCTAACGGAACTGCTTTATATTCACATCATATTCATGGTCAAAGTTTTCCAATTGATGCTACAGAAGAAGAATTTAATAGACTTTTATTAGAAGATAGTAATAATATATCACTTTGGAAACAAAATGATTATATTGCATCTTTTCCTAATAGATTATTAACATATTCGGCAAATATGTTTCATTCTAAAGTTCCAAAAGAAATTACCGAAGGAATTAGAATTGTACTTGTTGTTTTTTATTCAAAAAATACTTAATTTAGCACTCTATGATTCCAAAACCATTATTCGTAGCTTCTATTGAATGTATTAGACTTCAAATGGCTAAAAACAAAAGAGATTCTGAACTTTTAAAAGAAGCATTTAATACAAATGCTTCTTTTATGCATGATGATTCTTTAATTATAAAAGGTATTATAGAACTTTTACATTATTGGTTTCCTATAGATTCAGAAGGATTTTCTGAAATAGAACATTTTTGTTTCTTTACCGATTTTGGAAAATTAGTATATGAAAGTACCGAAGATTTTTTTGATAGATTAATTAAATTAAATTAAATGGAAAATTTAGAAGAAGAAAAACCAAAAAGAAAAGCTGGTAGACCTGTCGGCACTACTCGTGAAAAAAGGTCTATATTTACTGGTCAAGCATATATAGACCAATTGGCATTTTTAAAAGCAAATAGATACTCAACGCTAACTACTATGGAGCGAAAACAAAATCTAAAATTTGCCAAGAGAGAAATAAGAATAGTAAAAAATAAAAGAAATAATAAAATTAGAAGTGAGCATCAATTATTATTTATTACTAAAGGTAGAGAGTTTAATTATTTGAAATATGCTCATTCAATGATGCATTTAGCAGGTTTAAAGTATGATATTACTGTTGAGGATTTATTAATTTCACTTTATTTATATGGTTATGAATTACCTATTAATAAAGAATTTTTTATGTCATATTTGAGAGTAACAGGAACTCCAAAAGTAAGTGTATTTGATAGATTTGTTAGAAAAGGATATATTATTAAGGTAAAAAGAAAATCTGTTAATACTAAAGAGCTTAATGAGATTAATTTATATATAGTAAGTTCCCAAATGAAATATATTTGCCATTACTTTTATAAAAGAATGGAAGGATTAACTACTATTTCGCAAACTGGTAAAAAAACAACCGAGCAAAAACAAAAATTACACGAAATTTTATCTCAAATGGATGATGAATTTAAAGAACTCCGAACTGGTATTAAACAACCTGAACCAATTATTCACGAAGATAACTTAAAACAAAAAAACAATTTATAAATATTTAAAAAATCTTAAAAAAATGAAATTATCAAGACAAGACCTAGTTGTAAAAAAAGTAAAGTACCATTTTGAAGCAAATGAAGCTCATTTCTCTATTGAAAGTTTAAAAGAAAATTATGATGGTGTTTATATAGAACAAAGTGATATTGTAGTTAAAAATATCGATGGAGTTCCTACGGATTGTGTAACTGCTGAAAATATTGTTATTGTTGAAGAACGATTTTCTGAAATTCCAGTAGAATATGTTGAAGTATTAGCTATTGAGCCTACTATTGTAGCACCCGAAGTTGTTGTTGAAACTCCAATTGAACAAACTGAACCATTAGTTAAAGAACCTACTATGGTTAATGATGTTCATGTAGTTGAAACTACTGTAGATATTGTTGTTGAACCAGTAATTGAATCAGTACCAATTGAAGAAGTAATTAATTCAAATGTTTTACCCGAACAAACTCCCGTAACAGAAGAAGTTACTCCTGTAGTTGAAACACCAATTGTAGAAGAAGTGGCTGTAGTTGAAGAAACTCCAGTAGAACCTACAACAACAGCAGATACGGATACAGAAAATGTTATTGATACTCCAATAGATCTACAAGCATAATAATATACCACTTAGAATTTAAAAACCCCTAGCTATTAAACTAGGGGTTTTTATTTACAAAAAAAAATAACAAACTTAAAAAACCATAATCAAATCTGAATAATAAACACATTGGTAAGTAACTCCATCTAAAGTTAAATCGCTTGCCTTATATTTATCATATATTACTTCTTGACCTTCGCAAACTGTTTTATTTCCATCTTCATCTTTAGGACAAAGATTACCAACGCTCACGACTAATCCTCTTTTATTTTTTTCATTGGCATCTACATCTGACTTTACGTTAAATCCACCAGCAGTTTTATTTTCAACTATTAATTCTTTTAAAACAATAACATAGTTTAGTGCTTTTCCTTTAAATTCGTTACTCATGTGTAATTCTTTTTAATGTTATTACATTATCTGTCATTAGCAAATTATTACTTGCTGAAACCGCATTTATTAAAGCGTTACGAACACCTTTAGTACAATCTACAATACCAGTATCAATCATATTTACTTCCTTAAAGTTTTTTACGTCATAGCCTATAGGATAATTTCTTGTTTGTAAAATCTCTTTAATATTAGCATTTGATAATATTTTATTATATGGAGCATATAAGGATTTTTTAGTTATTTCATCTAAACTCAAATAATCACTTGCGTTTTTCAAAGCAATTCCTCCTCCAGCAACAACACCTTCTTCTTTAGCCGAACGAACTGCACAAATAGCATCATCAACTCTATCAATTTTTTCATCAACTTCACTAGGAGTAATACCGCCTACTTTTATTACTGAAATACCTCCATGAAGTTTTGAAATTCGTTCCATGATATATTTTTTCTCACCTTCATTAGTACTATCGGTAATTGATTCTTTTAATTCTTTTATTTTTCCTTCAATTGGCAAATTATCAACCATTCCACTATGAGTTACAATAGTATTTGAACATGTAATTGAAACTTTTTTAGCAGTTCCTAAAAACATTGTTTCTCTATTTGTAAAATCATTTCCCGATAAAGAATCAATTGCATTAGTTCCGCAAACCAAAGCTAAGTCTTTCATTAAATCTTTACGTTTTTTACCACCACTAGGAGGATTTACAATAACAAAATTACTATTTCCTTTAATTTTATTTGCCAATACCATATTAGCAAGATTAAACTCCATTTCAGAAATAATTACTAAATCTCTATTAACAGAAACAGCATATTCTAAAAATGGTAAAATTTCATTTTTAGTTTGTATTTTAATTAAAGAACATAAAACCATTGGATCATTATCAAAAATAACAGATTGGCTAGATGGAGCATTTATAAAACCTTCGTCTATAAATCCACTTTCAACTAAAGTGCCTTCTATTTTATCTATAAAAGTTTCATCCGTATTACTTCTTTCGTGGCTTACTGCTCCATTTTCTCCTGTTTGTAAAAAAGCATCTTGTACTAATTTAGCAATTTCTTCATCGCCATTAGCAGAAGTTTTGGCTATATCATAAATTAATTTATCAGTTATTGGGATTGATATTTCTTTAAGATATTCTACTACTAATTCTACAGATTTATCTATATCTTGCTTAATATCTATAGGCGATTTTCCTTTTTCTAATTCTTTAAATGAATTTTGTAAAAATGCTTGTGCTAAAATAGCTGTGGTAGTAGTTGCATCCCCAGCAAAATCAACGGTTTTTTTAGATGCTTCTTTTATTACTTCCGAAGCAAGTGCTTCTACAGGATTTTCTAAATAAATAGAATGTAATACTTTATAACCATCTTTTGTAATTTCAGGCATATATCCATCAGTTTCAATTAAAACTGTTTTACCTCTATAACCTAATGTAGAACCTACTACATCACAAACTTTATTTACACCGCTTAGAATTAAATCTTTTGCTGGCTGTCCTTGTGAAATATCTTTCACAATTTTGTTTTCACTCATAATTTATTAAATTTGATAAAATTAAATATAGGTACAAATATAAAAAAAACAGACTAACTAATGTTAGTTAGTTAAAAAAATTAATACATTTGTGAATAATATAAATAACCTAAAAACAATATAATATGGTATTTAATTTTACAGCTACAGCAAATTCGCTAATTGTAGCAATAGATACGGAAGCTGGTGAATATCAAGGAGAATCATATACTTATTTTGCTCCTAGTTTTAAACTTTCAAATGATAAAATTAGAATTTTTGAAAGTGGCACTTATAAAGATGCTTTTACTTTTGAACATATCGGAACTATTGGAGGTACTACACCTACAGATTTAAACGATGCTTTTGTAAAATTATATACTTTAATTGAAAATTTTAGTTCGGGCGGAGTGTCGCCCCAACCTAATTTAGCACAAGTACTTACACAACAAGATAGACCAGTTAAACTTATTCCAACTAATCCTTATACTTTTGAACTTGGCGACCATACAAAATTAGTATTTAGTACTTATAATCCTGATACTGACAACTATATTTTAGATATGGCTACAGCCTTTCCAAATTTTGCAGTAATAAAGTTCCAGTCCTTTTTTGTTGATAGTATTCTTACTTGCATAGGTAATGGAGTAATGTCATATAATGGTCAAGAAAATTTAACTTATATTTCAATACCAAAAGGAGCATTTTGTGAACTTAAAAAGTTTGAATTTGGTGCTTGGGTATTAAATATTGTGCCTGCTGCTAGTATAGTAGTGGATTTAAACATGAGCCTATCCAAAATCATTAGTCGTTGCTCCGATAATGCTTTCAGAAATGCACATGCCAGCCTTATTATTGGCGAAGCGCAATTTTACGGAACAAGAACTACACCTCCGAGAGCAATTTTATTTCCAAATATCGATAACTTATCTATTTTCTCTTACGTTGATTTTCCAAATTCTTACGGATCGATTGAATATTTCGCATATAATGCAACAGCGGGTAAAATATACGCTTGTGTAAACACAAAAAAAATAATTGTTTTTAATGACATTACTGATTTAAGTGACTATACAATTGTTGATATTACATTAAGCGGAGGCGTTACTTTTGGTGCATCTTCCGTAGTAATGACTGATAATACGTACATTTATATCGGAACTGCGGAAACTCCACAAGCTAACTTTATTAAAATACTAATTAGTGACTATTCCGTTGTATCGGTTACGCCTTGGATTGGCGATGATAGTTCTTCTAGAGATACTATACACTCAGGTTGTTGGAATTTAGACAAAACAGAACTTTATTTTCATCAAAACGGAGCTATTTGTCATGGCGCAAAAATTAATCCGTCAGACATGAGCTATGTTGATTATTATGCGGGTACTTCAATCACGGATGACATTACATTTATACCTTATGTTTCATTAAGTGAAATTTCTTTCGATGCTTTTATTTATTCACCCGCCGAGAACCGCCAAAAAGGAATGCCGGGTGGTTATTTAACAAATACTAGCACACTAGAAACATTTCCTATTTCAGCAATGCGTTCTACTGGTTGTTATTGGGATATGACAACAGAAAGATTATATGTATCAAATAGCGACGGATTCGTGCAAGTATGGGAGGGCGTGGAACTACTAAAAACTGCCTATGGATATACTAATCCTGATATAGCATATACCCTTTATGCTGAGTTAAATGGAAATTGGCTGAACGAAATTAACTTAATTGGTAATAGGATTTTTGTGACTTGTTGGAATAACTCAACTGATTTCGGAGCTGATGGAAAAGGTGCGCTTTTAGAAGTTAATTTGGTCAAAGTACCCAATGGGGCAATGACCAAAATTGAAAGCACTTATCTAAATCAAAAAGACCTAAAATATTTTTATAGTGACAGCGTAGTAGCGGTTAGCGATATTACGATAAGTGGATTTACAACAGGAGATTTTGAGCAATTATATGGAAAATACATACCGACTATTGTAGCTAAAAATTATGATTCAGCGCAAGCATTAATAGGAAGTTGGATTAGCAATTCGGTAACTGGAAGTTTCAAATTAAATTTTGCCGCTCCTGTAACTGCAAGTTTAGAGTACGACGTAATAATTAAACCTTAAATATTTTTTTATGAAAACAGTAAATTTAGTATTGTTTGTTTTTGGCTACTATCAAGGTAGCAAATTAATGACTTCAAGAAAGTTAAATCAAGCAACAGATGTTAACTCGAATACCGTTGAAGAAATGACGGTTGAGCTTCGAGATCCTGTAACATTTGAGGTTGTAGAAACTGCAACTGGAATGCTTTACACTAACGGAACATTACAGGTAAATTTTGATTCTCCTGATGGCAGCTACTATTTAGCAGTGAAAGGTTCTAATTTACTTGAAACTTGGACAGATGCTCCGGTTGTTATTAGTTCAACTCCTGTAACATATGATTTTACTACAGCGGATAGTCAAGCATACGGAAGTAATCAAATTGAAGTAGAAAGCGGAGTATTTGCGTTGTACAATGGTGATATTAATCAAGATGGAGTAATTGATGAAGCCGACCGAGTTTTATGGGAAACGGCTTATTCCGATTTTGCTTTTGGAGAAAAATCAGAAGATTCAAATGGTGATGGCTTAGTAGATTTAACTGATTTTAGTATATGGGAAACTTGTATCGGAAAATCCGTACATCGACCAACTGCATAACCAATAAAAAGCCGTTTGATTTACATTGAACGGCTTTATTTAGTAACCGATTAATTTTATAGATATGAAAGAATTGACCAAAGAACAACAAGAAGTTATAAACAGATGTTATGAAATGTTAGCATCAGTTGATTTAAAAGAATTAGAGATAGGATTACCTATACCTAGAAAATAATGAATAAGTGAAACATAAAATAATACAATCTATAGTAATTTTTTGTTTTCTAACTAGGTTGATACCTTGCATATCTTTATTGGAAAATTCATTCTATATAAAATATTTTTATTTTTATGATACTTATATAGATTTGGGTTTCTTAATTATAATTTATGTTCATGCTTTTTTTAATTGGCATTATTATACTATACTGACAAAGTATATTTTAAGAGCAATTCCAATTTTAGTATTATTGTGTATTTTAAAACCTTATATAGATAGAATTTTTTATGATGTATCTTATTTTTTTATAGTAATAGCAACTATATATGAAGCCGTTAAAACAAATATTAATAAAAGCAAGTAAACAATGGCATTACCAAAAAAACAACTTGAACCTTCAATGAAAGATTATGCCTCAGATATAATTGAAATTAAAGGGAATATTGAAAATATACAACGCCACATGGCAGAAGGAAAGACAGAGCGTAAAGAGCAAACCGATACCTTAAAAGATATTAAAAACACCCTAGTAGGAAATAGTTTAAATGGCAATAAAGGAATTGTTTTTTTACTGAATCATATTGATGAAAGAGTAAAAGAATTAGAGCGTACTAATTTAGAGCGAATACAAACTGAAAACAATATTAAATGGCTTGGAGGTTTTGTTTTTATGAGTATTTTTTCATTAATGATTTGGATAATAACGCATTTAAAAAATAGCTAGTATGCTACTTTAAAATATAATAAATATTAATTATGTGGATATTACAGCCTTTTTATTTTTTCTATAGAGTAATTACTGATACTTTAATGGTAAATGGTAAATTTGCTCATAAAAGAGTATTATCATTTTCTTGTTTTATTTTTGGAACATTATATGCTTTTATTCCGTATTTAAAACCTAATTTTGAAGTAAAAGAATTTGTAGTAATGTGTTTTTTTGGATTAAGTGCTGGGTGTTTAGGAATCGATTTACAACAACAAATTAAATTAAAAAATAATTCTACTATTGATAATATAGATGCTGAAAATATAACTACTTAAATTAAATATTATGAAATTGGATGAAAATGGATATTTATTAATATGTTCTTTTGAGGGATTTAGAGCAAATCCTTATTTAGATTCTATTAAAGTTCCAACTATTGGCTTTGGGTCAACATATTATCTTGATGGTAAAAGAGTAACATTGTTAGATAAACCAATCACCAAAGAACAGGCTTTTGAAATGTTTAAAACAATTGGCGATAGATTTGCATTAGCAGTTTCTAATAAACTATCATCTAAAATAACTCAAAATCAGTTTAACTCATTAGTATCTATTGCTTATAATATTGGAACTGGAAACTTTTTATCGAGTACATTATTAAAAAAAGTAAATGCTAATCCTAATGACCCAAGTATAAGAGTAGAGTTTGCTAAATGGAATAAAGCGGGTGGTAAAGTTATCGATGGATTAACTACTAGACGTGCAAAAGAAGCTAATGTATATTTTACAAAATGAAAAGTCTAATTTATATAGTGTTTTTATTTTTATTAGTTTCTTGCGGTGCTAGGAAAGTAGATAAAGAAGTAATTAAGACAGATACAACTGCTTCAATTTCACAAATTGAAAAAGAAAAAACATCTATAAACAAAGATAGTTGTTCTGAAAATAAAATAGAAATTAAGAATAATATAATTACCGAAGAAGATGAATTAGAACCTATAGATACGACAAAACCAATTGAAAAAATTGATTCTGATGGTAAGATAACTAAGTATAAAAATACTAGAATCAAGCATAAAAAAACTATTGATAATAGCCAAATAAATCAAGAACAAAATGTTAGTGAATCTAGTAGTTTCCAAAATGAATCTGAAATTAATAATAACCAAAATTTAAAATCTAGTTCTGAATCATCAATAAAGCATATAATTAAAGAGCAATTTAATTGGAGTACATTTATTTTATCTTTTTGGTGGTTATGGTTAATTATAATTATTGCATTTATTATAATTAAAAAATATTATTTTCCTCAATTAAATTTACTATCAACAGCTAAAGGAATACTCACTAAATTAAAAAATTAACATGACAAGATATAGTAGAAAAGATGTTTATAAAGTAAAACCTAATCCAGTTCTTAGTGATAGGATTTTAGCAACCGATTCTGAAACTCAAGGCGAAATTAGTATTCAAATACAACTCTCAGACATTAAAAATTTATTAGTAGAAGGTCTTACTCCCGAAACTGGTGGGAATTTAAAATTTCAAGAGTTTATTTATAATGGTGCGCCAAAAACACCTGAAGAAGTTGCTAATTTTAAAAATCCAGCTTATGCAGTAGGGCAATATGAAGTAGTGTTTTTTAATATAAATGGCGTAATTTATGTTCTTAGAAAACAAAATTTTTCTTTTGGAGTTACTGAAACACCTATTACAAATGCTGATTTTATATTAATTACAGATTTTGGTAAGTTAGGAGATGGTACAAATGTTTTAAAAGGATATAATGTAGTTACTAAACAATTTGAATTTTATGGAATTAAATCTACTGGGTTAGATATTAGTATTGTAACAGGAAATATTATAATTGACCCAAAAGAAGGTACAAATTTAGGGGATGGTCAAATTATCTATAAAGGATTAAATGCTACATCTAAATTAGACGAATACTATTGTTTAAAATCTACTGGTTTAGATATTTCATTAAGTTCTGATAATATCATAGTAGAACGAAAAGCAAGTACCAAATTAGGAGCTACGGGAATTGATGTTTATAAAGGGCTAAACACATCAAGTAAATTAGACGAATTTAGAAAAATTAAGTCTGATTCATTAACTATAACTTTAGATGCTGATGGAGTAAAAATAGAAAAAAACGAAAGTTATGTTCAAGCTGGGGATAATGTCACCGTTACAGGAACAGGAACACAAGCCGACCCATATATAATTGCAGCAGATAAAAACGCTGGTTGGGAATATGGAGATACTAAATTTGTATTTTGCGATAGTACTTATAAAGGAGTTAATTTTGATAGTACTGGGTTAGGTCGTATAAATAGGGTTGATTGGGCAATTTGCAATGGAAATAACGGAACTCCTAATGATAATGGTCTTATCGATATAGCTTACGGTACTGATTATCCAACTTTAAATGCTACTTTAGGTTCAAAAGATGCTGTAGCTCAAGTACATTTAGCTAATGGTGTTGCTGGGGATGTAGATGGCTCACATCCAGCATATCCTATAGGAACATCATTAACAGGAACTAATATACAACCATCTGTAGTACGTTTAAAAATAATGTATATTGGAACTTAAATATAATAAAATCTATGTCAAATAAAATTCGTAAATTATCAATAGGAGCAGAAGTTAAAGAGCAATGGCATTATATAATTGGTGGTGAATTTCCAATTCCTATAAATGGCAAAGATAAGCCAGTAGAAAAAAGAACTTTAACAAATATTCAAGAATCGGAGAATCACTATAAGTTATATATTTCTAACGGAGAAGCAGAACAACATTGGAAAGATATACCTAAAAATAATATTACAACTCCTGAATATTTTATAGATTAAACTATGAAAATGCCACATAGATTTATTGTTTCTCCAAAAGGAGGTCAATATAATAATACAAAGCAAATTGGAGAAGTTGAATTAATTATAAATACGTCAATTGAAGAAGCAGAAGATGTAAATAGAAACGGAATAGTTATTGCGTTACCATTAGATTATAAAGGAGATATAAAAGTAGGGGATGAAGTAATTATTCATCATAATATATTTAGAATCACTTATAACGATAAAGGAATAGCTAGACAATCTGATTTTCATATTAAAGATAATTTGTTTTTTGTTGATGCAGATTTAGTATATTTGATTGTTCGCAACGGTAAAAAAATAGCGATTGACGACCATGTTTTTATAAAACCGATAAAAGAAGTTGATAATTGGTTTGGAGAAATAGAAAAAGAACGGGTTGGAATCGTTAAATTTGCTAATGAAAAACTAATTTCACAAGGAATAACTGAAGGAGATGAAATAGGATTTTATAAAGATTGTGAATATCCTTTTGAAATTGATAATGAAAAATTATATTTGATGAAAAACCATCGAATATTAGTAAAATTGTAAAAATTAACCTTTAAATATTAAAAACAATGAGTAAGATTAAAATTGCATCGTACAGCGCAACAACATTTTTAGTTGCTGGAAAAGCCTACACAAAAGGTGATTACATTATTAAGTACAAAGAAACTGAACCTAATGAAACAACTGGTATTGTTACTGATTTCTCAGGAACAAAAATTTTGTTAGTTCCTAAAACAGATTCAAATTCTGTAAGTTATAGCAAATTATTATTACCTTTTGATGAACCACAATCATGGACTTCATTTTTAGATAGTACTGGAACTTCTTATGGTAGCTTTGACCTTTGTGTTAAAGATTTAGTTGCTGTTATTGCTAATCCAACTAACGCTACTGTTAGTGATTTGATTGCTGATAAAGCAAGTGTAACTCAAGGAACATCAAAAAATACAACTGTAGTTTCAAATACTTTGAATACTATTATAACAACAGTAGCCTTAAGTGATGCTTTAGATACTGAATTTAATTTCACTTTTACAAATAGCAAAATTACAGCAACAAGTAATGTTTTGCCTACTGTAAACATGAATGGTGGAACAGGAAAAGCAGTTATTACAGTTACTCCTAGTTCGGGTTCAGCAGTAATTACCGTTTCAAACATTGGAGTTGCGTCATTTAACTCAGCAATTAAAATTGGATTAGTAGTAGTATAATATAAATATTCTTTAGAAAGATAAAACCTCTAGTAATTTAGAGGTTTTTTTTATTTATTAAAAAAATCGTATTTTTGATAAAATTATTCTAATTAAATGAAAAATTTATCTTCTGATATTGAAATAGCTATTAAAGATTGTATTAATGTATTAAATTATACTGTAGTAATTTCAGATGTAAAAAGCGAAAAATTACAAGCTGTAATGCAATCTAAAATAGATAGTTTTCAATCTACAAAACAACTTATTCATTCTTGGGAAAATTCTCAAAATTCACCTAGACAAGATAAACTAAAAAAATATATTCAAGATTTAATTAATGCTGGAGAAAACTCTATTGAAATATTAAGAACAGCATTAAGAAAAAGTGTAGATTTAATAAAAGTAGACCCTACTATGCATGGTCAAGCAGTAAGAGCAAAGCCAGTTTTATTTAAAGCTATAAATGATATTAATTCGGGTGTTTTAGAACTTAAAATGCAATTAGCAGCTGATAATATTAATTTAGGAGAACGAGAGTTTAAAAGGGGATTTCCAGAACGTTTTTCAAATCAAGAATTTCTACCGTTAAAAGACTATCATCAAAAATGGCATGATGAAAAAACAGATAGTGTTATGCTTTGCCCTTTAGGTACAAAAGGAGAAGTAATTACACTTGACGGATTGAATGTAATGCTTCCAAAAGTTCCTATAGCGAAGAAAAAAATATTATTTGCCAATTTACCAAAAGAAGAACAATATTGGCGTAGACAAGAATTACCTAAAGGACTTACTCCTGAAAATGAAGAAATTTATACTGAATTTATAATAGAAGAATTTAGGCGACGTAGAGAAGGTATTTGGTTTATGAATAATGGAGAACCAGTATATATAACAGGAGCGCATTATATGGCATTACAATGGATTAAAATGTTAGATACTGGGGATTATATGGATTTCCGATATGCTCAAAGAGATATGTTCTATTTTACTAAGGCTTGTGTTTTAGATAGACGTTGTTTGGGTGAGTTATTTGTTAAATCAAGAAGAACTGGTTTTACTTATCAAATAATTTGCGAATTTATAAATGATGGTACAAGTACGAGTAATGCTAAAATAGGTATGACTTCTAAAACAGGAGATGATGCTCAAGAAGCATTTTTAAAAATGTCTTATGGAGTACAAAATTTACCATTTTTTTTTATTCCAGTAATTAAAGGTAAAATAGATAGTAAAACAGAGATTGAATTCGCCAAGCCATCAGATGCAAGTAAAGCAACTAAAAAGAAAAGAAATAGCAATACTGACGATTATCTAAATACATTACTAGATTGGAAAACAACAACTGATGGTGCTTATGATGGTCAAAGAATGTTTAGATATTTAATTGACGAAGCAAGTAAACCATTAAAACCTTTTAATCTTATTACACATTGGGGTCGTGTATCTCCAACTATTAATAATGGTGGTAGAATTGTAGGTAAAATATTTGTAGGTTCTACTGTTAATCCTATGGCTAAAGGAGGTTTAGAATTTCATAAAATGTATTTAGGTTCGGTAATTAAAAAAAGAAATGAGGGTACTAATATGACACCTACAGGACTTTATGCTTATTTCTTACCAGCACATAAAAATATGGAGGAATTTACAGATAAATATGGAATTTGTCATACTATTTTATTAAATGGTGAATTTTTCTATAATGCTCAAGGAATAAAAAAAGAAATTGGGTCAATTCAATATTTAGAAGCAGTTAGAAAATCTAAAAGAAAACAATCTGATATTCTTTATAATGAAGAATTAAGAGCAAATCCAATGACTATTGATGAAGCATTTAGAGATGAATTAATTTCTACATTATTTGATATGGATAAAATTAATGACCAATTAAACCATAATCAAGAGCATGAAATACAAGATAATTTAGTTCGTGGTAATTTTTCATGGAAAGATGGAGTTCAAGATACAGAAGTTATTTGGACACCTAGCGAAAGAGGTAGGTTTTTATTAGCATGGATTCCTCCAAAAGAAATGCAGAATAAATGGCAAATGAAAAGAAATGTATTTGGAGGATTAAGTAAACATCCTTTAAATGATGATTGTCTTTGTGCTGGTATTGATAACTATGATGTAGATTCTGTTCAAGATAGCCATTTAGAAGAAACTGAAAATGGTTCTGAATATAACTTAGGTTCTAAAGGTTCTATTCATGGAGTTTCAGGAATGACGTTAAAAGATGTTCCTAGTAATTATTTCTTTTTAGAATATATAACTAGACCCCAAACTGCTGAAATATTCTTTGAAGATGCTTTAATGGCTTGCGTATTTTACGGTATGCCAGCATTAATTGAAAATAACAAAATTCGTTTATTGCAACATTTTTATAATAGAGGTTATAGAGGTTTTGCATTAAGCCGATTTGATAAATCTATGAATAGACTTTCTCAAACAGAAAAGAAATTAGGAGGTATGCCAAGTTCGGGTGATGATGTAATTACAATGCATTGGACAGCAATTGAAACATATATTAAAAAATATGTTGGTATTTATAGTCAAGGAGATGATGTGTACCCAATTCGTGAAGAAGGAGAAATTGGCGCAATGCCATTTAATAGAACTTTAAAAGATTGGTTAAAATTTAATGTAGCTAAAAGAACTCAATTTGATGCAACTATATCTTCGGGATTAGCACTTATGGGAATAAATAGACACTCATACGTTCCAACTCAAGAAGTTAAAAAAACTTTTACTTTAAAAATGAAAACATATAGTTAAAAAAAATAATACTAACTAACAAATGTTAGTTAAAAAAAATTATCTTTGTTATTATTTACAACTCGCTATGAAGTTAGAAAACAAAGGAATACAAATAAAGGAAGTTTTAACATATCCTAATCAATTAGATTCTTTTTCTAAAAAAAATACTCCTGAATGGGGTAAAATGATGGCGCAAGCTATTCAATATGAATGGTTTTATAATTTAAACGTACAAGGTTATATGTGTAAATTTTATACTTCACGTTTAGAATTAATGGAAAGAAGATTATATGCAAAAGGTCAAATTTCAATGGCTAAATACTTGCCAATGTTGGGTACTAATGGCGATACTTCATTACTTAATCTTTCCAAAAAATCAATTTCACGAATTCCAAAATTAGTAGATGTTGTAGTTAATGGTATGGTAAATAGAAATTACTCTATTAGAGCTACTGCTATTGACCAAGTTTCCCAAGATAATCAAATGGCATATCGTAGACAATTAGAAAACGATATGAATAGTATAGATATTATTCAAAAATCTAAAGAAACTTTTGGTATAGATATAGGAAGTATGCCTACTGACAAAATACCTGAAACAAAGCAAGAATTAGATATACACTTGCAAATGGAATATAAACCTTCTATTGAACTTTCAGAAGAATTAGCTATTTCTGTATCTATGGAAGAAAATATGTATCGACAAACTATTGATAAACAAGTAAAGATAGACTTAGTTGTTTGCGGAATTGCTTGGGTAAGAAATAGGTTTAATGCCAGTAAAGGTATTATGTTAGAGTATGTTGACCCAGTTAATAAGGTTCATTCTTATACAAAAGACCCATATTTTAGAGATTGTTTTTATCATGGAGAATTTAAAACTGTTTTAATTAGCGATGTTTTAGTAGAATATCCTTGGCTTAATGATGTAGAAAATGCAGATTTAAAAAATCAATTGACGTATTCTGCTGATAACTGGTGGGCATATCAAAAAATACCGCCAAATCAACAAATAAAAGGAACTACAAACCTCTTATATTTTACCTATAAAACATTTAAAGATAATCCTAAAAAAATAAAAGAAAAAGCTACTGGAGAAAAAATTGTTACTGATGCTTTGGAAAATTTTGATGAAACTAAACTTAAAAAAGGTCAAACTAATGATTTTAAAAGAGTTTCTGTAGTTGAGGAAATTTTATTTGAAGGAGTTTATGTTTTAGGAACTGATATTTTATTGAAATGGGAAGTTTCTAAAAATATGGGTCGCCCGAAAAGTAACAAACAAAAAGTAGTAGAACAATATATTGGGATTGCACCTAATTATCAAGATGGATATATAGATTCATTAGTTGCTAGAATGATTCCAGTTGATGATAAGTTAAATATTTTAGAACTAAAAGCAGAACAAATAATTCAAGGAATTACTCCTGATGGTATTGCTATTGATACTGATGCGCTTGCTGAATTAGATTTAGGAGAAGGAAAAGCTCCTATGACTGCATTTGACCAATATAATATGTGGCTTCAAAAAGGTTCATTTTTTTATAGGAGTTATGGTGCAAGTGGAGATTATAATAATGCTCAAAAACCATTTACTGAAATTAAAACAGGGGATTCTATTAATAAACTTCAAGCATTACGAAATGAAAGTCTAGGATATTTAAACACTTTAACTGATATTATAGGATTAAATAAGGCTTCTGATGCTTCAACTCCTGATAAAGATTCATTAGTAGGTATTCAAAAATTAGCGGCTTTAAATTCAAATTTAGCAACTCGTCATATTTTAGATGGGGGTAGTTATATTACTTTAAAAAGTGCAGAAGCAGTTAGTTATAGAATAGCTGATATTTTACAATACTTTCCTGAATTAAGAAAAGATTTAATTAGAAAAATTGGCGCAACTTCTGTACAAGATTTAGAATATGTTAAAGATTTACACCTTAGTGATTTTGCTATTTATCTTGATTTAGAAGCTGATGATGAAGAAAAAGCTGAATTAAATAGAGATTTGTCTGATGCTATGTCTAAAGGATTTATAGGAATTAGTGATAAATTTAAAATTTTAAATATTCCTAATTTTAAATTAGCAGTTCAGTATTTGAGTATTCTTATTGACAAACGTGATAAAAAACAACAAGAAGCTAAAACTCAAGAATTTAAAGTTCAAGCTGATGAAAATATTAGAGCAGCACAAGGTGCAGAACAAGCAAAACAACAAACAGCTCAATTAATTGGTCGGATAGACGCTCAAACTGCTAAAGTTCAAGGAGATACTATGATTGCTAAAGTTCAGGCAGAAGGGGATGAAACTAGGAAATCACTTCAAGTAGAATGGGCATTAAGAAATGATAATACCCGATTAGTCAATGAAGGAATGTTAAAGAAAAATGATTTAATTGAAGATAATAAAGATGCTAGAATTGACAAACAATCAACTGCACAAAGCGAAATGATTAAACAACGTCATTCTGAAGGAGAGCCAATCGATTTTGAAGCTAAAAATGCAAATATGAAAATGTTTGAGTTAACTGACGAATAATTTTTTAAATCATTAAACTAACAAACGTTTGTTAGTTTAAATTAAATTAATACATTTGTTTTATAAAAATTAAATCTAATCAAAATGAGTATAGAGAATACAGAACCA